ATCCTAAGCTTAAAAAAGCTGGTGTTCCTGTGCCTATGTCGCAGGAAGAACTCGAAGAATATATGAGATGTAAAGAAGATCCCACATATTTTATTGAGAATTATGTTGAGATTAATACCATTGACCGTGGATTTGTCAAACTAAAACTCTACCCCTTTCAAAAACAAACAGTTCAAGACATTCAAGATAATCGCTTTATCGTTTTAAAAGCAGGTCGTCAGGTCGGTAAGTGTTTTTTTATAAATACTATAGTTAAAATAAGAAACACCAAAAGTGGTGAGATTTTTGAAACGACTATAGGAAAATTTTATGAACGATTTAGTAACTTGTCTAATTTGCTCAACAGAGATGAAGGAATTGCACTCTCATCTATTCAGAAAACACAATATGACAGTGACCAAATACAAAGAAGTCTATCCGAAACAAGTGCTTCAAGAATTTCTGAACTTTCTGACAGAGTAGAAAGAAAATTTGTAAGATCAATTAATGTTTCTGATTGGGAAGTCTCATCAGATTCTGGTTGGGTTCCAATTACACATATCCATAAAACAATTAAATATAAAGAATGGGTAGTAAAAACGATAAGTGGTAAAAAATTAATTTGCGCTGATGATCATATAGTTTTTGATGCTTATGGAAATCAAACATTTATTAAAAACCTTAAACCAAATAGTACAAAAATATTAACTGAGAATGGTCCTGAAACTGTAATTAGTGTGTATGAAACTGATAAAGAATCAAACATGTTTGATTTGACAGTTAATTCTAACGATCATAGATTATATACAAATGGAATTTTGAGTCACAACACGACTACCGTTGTTGGTTATTTGTTATGGTATATTTTATTTGACGAAGGTAAACTAGTCGCGATTCTTGCTAACAAAGCTAAAACCTCTCGCGAAATTCTAGACCGTATCAAATTCGCATACGAACAAATACCCATTTGGATGCAGCAAGGTATTACTGCATGGAACAAAGGTGACATTGAATTAGAAAACAAATGCCGCATCATCGCTGACTCAACGTCAGGTTCCGCAGCTCGTGGTTATACAATTCACTTTTTGTATCTTGACGAATTTGCGTTCGTTCCTAACAACGTTGCTGATGACTTCTTTACTTCTGTATTCCCAACAATTTCTTCTGGTACAACTTCTAAAATTTTGATCTCATCTACGCCAAATGGTATGAACCATTTTTATCGTATATGGAAAGAAGCCGAAGAAGGTGTAAACGGATTCCACTTTATTGAGGCAAACTGGCGTCAGGTTCCAGGTCGCGATGAAGCTTGGGCAGCTGGACAGAAACGTGTACTTGGTGAACAAAAGTACATGCAAGAAATGGAATGTGTTGGTGAAGATACTTTTATAACAGTTAGAAATAAAAATACTGGGAACATAGAAAAAATTACAATAGGAGAACTTTATTCTAAAATAGAATTGAGACTATCGATGTTAGAAAATAAAATTAATAATCAATATGAAGTATTGACTCCAGATGGTTGGTCAGATTTTTCTAATATTAAAAGAAAGCTTTCTTCAAATCTAATAAAAATAACATTTACAGACAATAGCGACATTATTTGTACAAAAGATCATTTATTTGAGATAGACCAACACACTTTCGTTTATGCTAATTTTGTTAAATCTGGACAAGTTCTTTCTAATAAAATTGTTAAAGAAATAATTGGAGTAAAAGAACAAAAATATGTTTATGACTTAGTTAATGTCGATAAGTGGAGTCGTTATTATACAAACGATTTAGTTTCTCATAACTGTACATTCCTCGGTTCTGCTGGAACATTGATCTCAGCAGCGGCTCTAGGAAGTATGGCTTTCTCAAGACCAATAGATCTTAAGTTTGATGGTAAATTGGAAATTTACGAAAACCCAGTTCCAGGAAACTTTTATGTGATGGCAGTTGACTCGTCAAGAGGTCAGGCTTTAGACTATTCCGCATTCTTGGTAATCAATACATCTAAAGAACCATTTACAATTGCTGCCAAATATAGAAACAATACCATCTCACCAATGCACTTTCCAGACGTATTGGTGCAAACAGCTAAACATTATAATGAGGCTTACCTATTAATTGAAAATAATGACGTTGGTGCTCAGGTTGCAGATTTAACGTTCTACGAATTAGAATATGACAATATGTTCCACGGAGAGGAAGCCAACGGAAGATATTATTTGACTCAAGGGCGAGCCAAACAATTAGGCATTAAAACCACAAAAAGAAGTAAACGTCAGGGTTGTAACTCGCTAAAAGAATTAATTGAAAATCAACGTTTATTGATTCAAGACTTCAATGTTATTGAAGAACTTTCTACTTTTGTAATGAGACGAGATCAAACTTATGCCGCTGAAGAAGGATCAAATGACGACTTGGCGATGTGTTTGGTCATATTTGCTTGGCTGACTTCGCAACCTTATTTTAGAGATTTAACCAGTTTTGATATTCGTCAAAGACTTTATGAAGAAAAAATGAAACAAATTGAGGAGGAAATGCCTCTTCCATTTTATAATCAAGTTGAGGAAATAGAAAACCCTAAATATTACAGAAGCGTTGGTCTGATCTGGGAAACTGTCGAAGAAACCGACGGGGCAGCTCTGCAAGACTTCTATAAGAACTGGTATCAATAAGAACTGGTTTTTATAAATAAATGAAGATTATCGATCTCTGCCTATATCGTAGGAGAAAAACATGGCAATTCTAGTTTCACCAGGCGTCCAAATTAATGAAGTAGATTTAACTACTCAGACACCAGCAGTTTCAACATCAATCGGCGCACTTGCTGGCGTTTTCAGTTGGGGTCCTGCAAACACACCAGTACAAATTTCAAGCGAAGTGAACTTGAACAACACATTTGGTAATCCAGATGCAAACACCTCAAACTCATTTTTTACTGCTGTAAACTTCTTATCATACTCAAACAACTTACAAGTCGTTCGCGCTCAATTGTCTGGTGCTAATAATGCCATGTCAAATACAAACTATGGCGCAAACGTAAGTATGCCAAACGAAGGTTTCTACTTCAGCAATACCACATCTTTCGGTTATAACCAAAGCGGAAACCAAAATAACTCAACTATCGCAAGATATCCAGGAAACTTGGGTAACTCTTTACAAGTTATCTACTGGCCATCAGCAACTGCATGGGCGGCTAACGCTAATGCAACATTCAACGTAGCTGTTGGTGGTATTACAGGTACTGGTTCAACAACCTCATCTGTTAACCTTGTGTCAACAATTCTAACAACACCAAACACAACACCAAATTCTTATGTTGGTGGTGTTTTAACAATTTCAAGCGGTTATGGTGCAAACGGTGCAATAAACAGTGCAACAATTGTTGCTTACAACACTGTAACTAATCTTGTAACTTTAAACGCAAACTTAACATTTACACCAAATGGAACAAGTAATGTGACTATTGTTGGAGTTGCTGATCCATTGTATCAATTTGCAAAATTGTTCCCATATGCTCCAGGAACATCACCATACGTTGCAAATAAAACAGGCAATCCAAACGTAAACGATGAAATCCATATTGCTGTTGTTGACGCAACTGGTTTAATTACTGGTTACGCTAACACACCATTAGAAACATATACAAGCGTATCTGTTCTTTCAGATGCTATTGCTGTAGATGGTTCAACAAACTATTATAAAGAAGTTCTTTACAGAAAGTCAAAATGGGTTTTATGGACAGGTCACCCAACAACTAATACAACTGGTTGGGGCGCATTGTCAACAACTCCAGCTTTAACAATCTATAAAGATACTAGAGCGCATAACAGACAATTAGGTAACGGTGCTGATGGTATTTCATATGCAAACCCAGCAACATTAGACAGCGCTCTAATTAATGCTTTAACAAACTTTAGAGATCCAGAAGCAGTTAATATCTCATTGTTAATGACAGCTGACTTTGATTCAACTGTTCAACAACAAGCAATTCAATTGGCTGCTGCAAGACAAGACTGCGTTGCATTCGTGTCACCTCCTTTATCTGCAACACAAGATCCTGTAAGCCCAGCTAATGCTATTACAACATATTTTAACTCAACTCTAAATACATTCAGCTCATATGCTGTTGCTGATACAGGTTGGAAATATCAATACGACAAATACAATGACCAATATCGTTGGATTCCATTAAACGGTGATATCGCAGGTCTATGCGCATACACTGATAATGTAAAAGCTCCATGGTGGTCACCTGCTGGATTCCAACGTGGCGTTCTAAACAACGTTATTCAGTTGGCATTTAATCCAAACCAAGCAGCTCGCGATCAACTATACAAAGCTGGTATTAATCCAGTTGTATCATTCCCAGGACAAGGAACTGTCCTATATGGCGACAAGACTATGCAAAATCGTCCAAGTGCATTTGATCGCATCAATGTACGTCGTCTATTCATTGTTCTTGAGAAAACAATTGGTCAAGCAGCTAAGAATAGCTTGTTTGAATTCAATGATGCATTTACTCAAGCTCAATTTGTTGCTCTAGTTGATCCATTCCTAAGAACTGTTCAAGCTCAGCGCGGCATTTATGCTTACAAGATTGTTTGCGACTCAACAAATAACACACCTGCTGTTATTGACGCAAATCAATTTAGAGGCGATATTTACATTCAGCCAGCAAA